CTTTCGTTGATGATCTTTTTGTACTCGTTAAATCTTGCCAGCTTCAATCCTTCCGGTAAATCAAACTCCAGACAAATAGTAAGCCCGGCCATTATCTCTTCAAACGTTGCGGCCTTTTGCCCTTCCTTTGGCAACATGCCAGCTATTTCGTTGGACTTCATTTTCATTCGTGTAATCAACCCGTCTGACTTGCGCATGGCCGCGTTAATGCTTTGCACGTATGACAATGAATCTTTTGTGTCTATCCTATATCCTTTCTCATTTAGTTCTGCAATGTAGTTGTCATCTACAAAAAACATTAACTGAATAAGCGTACATTTAACAACGTTGTACTCTGCGATCAGGTAGTTATACCCTTCAATCACATCGCAATAGTTCAAGTAATCAAAGCCACCATTCAGCTTGTAATTTTCTCTTACTAAATCTTCCCACTTTTCAAACAACTCTTTTTCACTTGCCTTGCCTTTAATAAGTAACCCTTTCAAGTCCATTGTCTGTGCAATGGTGAGGTAATTTTGTAGGGTTATGTCATTGTAAGTGTAAAACTTTGCGGTATTCCTTTTGAACTTCTGGCTTAATTTCTTGCCTGTATTCTTCCAGGCTGTCTTGATTGAGTCCAAATATTTCAGTCCCATATTTTTGCATTAACTCGCCAGTCTTTTCATCCGTACTTGAAAACGTGATCGGGAACTTGTCAGTCCTGGCAAAGAATCCCTGATAAAAGTCACCACTAAGTTTTAAGTCTACAACGCCAGCCGGGTTTAACGATCTCTTAAATGCTGCATAGTTAGGATTTCGATATTGCCCTAAACTCTGACCGTTTGCATCCTTACCTGAAAACAACTGATCAGTGTTTAAGTCTATGGCCTGATTCTTTGACTCCACAACAACTTTCAATAGCATGTCCTCAATGTCTTGAGTTCCTACCGATTTGATTTTGTCCAAGTAGTCTTTAATCTTTCCCATAAAAAAAGGAGACCGGTTCGCAGTCCGGCCTCCAATTAAACCTAAACCGTAACCTTTCCGCCAGTCGATTCGTAACCGGGGATGCTCAATGAACTTGCAGCTCTGATGTTCACAATGTCACCCACTGTGAATGCAGCGCTTGAGTTGATTGAATAAGTACCGTCAGTTGCTTGCGTTACCGTGGTGATCGTGCGAGCAACACCAGCAGAAGATGCAACAGAGAAGTCAGCAGCAACCAAGCCGTCAAGGCTTGTTCCGTCACAGGTAGCCTTTACAGTTACCCTGATCAATGAAGTGGTGGCCGATCCAACTTGGACAACATCCACGTCAACGATGGAGAACAAAGCGTTTACAAATCCGCCAGTACTTACAATGGTTCCGTTAACGTCCAGTTCCTTGTTATCGGAAAGAACCATGTAGATAGGTGTCTTTGTTGAAACCGTACCAGCAGCAAACTTCAATTTCTCAACGTTCAATAGTTCAATGTCGAATCCTACAAAGTTTCCGTTTTCAGTTGTACCGATGATCTGGTTTTCTGAATCGATCAAGAAAACTTTGGCGCTTGCGTTTCCGCTATGTGTGAACATAGCCTTATGCAAACAAAGGCTTTCACGAACGGCCATTTTGAAACGATAGCGGCCATCACGAACCTTCAATGAACTCAATTCTGTTTCCTCATAAACAGCTTCCTCGCTTGCATCTTCAAACATTTTGAACTTAGGCCACAAATAGATTCTGTTCGAAGCGGAAGCTAAAAGAGCCGCTTGCCATTGTGCCTGAAGTAGCGCGTTGGTAGGGGTCAAAAAGAATCCAGCGGGGGTAGTAATCATGCCTTTGATTAACTCAGGCAATGAGTTACACTTGGATATTCCAAGATTTTTTTTCAGTATTACGCAATCTGGCATAATTTTTTACTTTAAATTGTTAACAAATTTTTTTCTTCTTACTACTAATCTTTAAATTGGTAATCTCTATCGCGTCAATTGGATCTGAAAAGATATTGGCAACTTTAATAGAACCTGATTCAGTACCCCAGAAGTATCGCCTTGTTTCGGTGTGTGGTGGGTATTCTTGATCACCGTCCCAGGTAAACAAGCCGACCTCTCCAAGACATTGCATAAATAATTCATACAACGGAATCAGAATGGGTTTAAAAACCTTCTCAAGTCTTTCCGGTGCGTTGTACTTTTGATCCGTTCTGTTCACTATTGCCATGTTCAAAGTATGATCTGTAACATTCCCATCAACGCTTCCAGAAGTATCCAACCGCAAAATGATTAGCGGATACTTTTTACTCCTGTTTACCGGGTCTGTTTCCTTCAATTGCAACCTTTGGTTTACCTCTTGAATGTGTCCGTACATATACTCAGGCGTTGTCGTTCCCAACTTAACCCGCATCAATGCTACCACTTGTTCCATTGCTTCCTCGATTATCATAAACCAAAACTGTTTATGTATTCAGGGAAATAAAACTTTGTATTCAAGTAAGACCGAAAATCAGCGTATCCTTTTGATTGTACCTCCGCGTTAAAAGACGCATGATTTGAGTAGAGGTAACCATACAAAGAATCTTCGTGATAAAGTCCGAACGTTCCAAAGTGTCCTAGTCTTCCAAAGGCGCGATCATACAACCCTATACCGTCATAGCTTCCCATCTTTTCGACAAACCTATTATAGTGTCTGACGATTATCTGGTTAGGTGAAACGATCTCAGAGTTTTGAGACTTTGGTTTAACAACACCAAGAGGCGCAACTGTTGCATCATACTCTTTCAAGTACATGGAGTGAACATACGGCTTTAAGCCCTCAACAAATCCATCCCAATTATTTTCTTTGCCCTCGTTGTCGTATTTGTCACCATTGCTTAATTTAAGCCACTTGTTTACTGGTTGTAAATCCCACTTGCTCGAGATGCCCGGGATTTCCCCTGCTGTTGTGAGTGCATTGGCTTGGTAGATATTACTCCCGTAAACAACTTGACTTAAACTTGCATAGGCAACTGTCGCAGACCATTCCGCAGGCAGTGCTTCTATACCAGATTTTAAAGCATCGTAGAAAATAGACCCCAACAGTTTTTTGAGCATACGTTCCTCGGTGTCCTTAATGTAGGCATTTATACCATTGGTATTTTCTGCCTGTGTAGGGATCAGGTAAGGAGCAATGTAAAAATCTGTTGAGGTCAAAAACATCTTATTGCTTATTTCGGTATAACAACGCGCTAAAACTTGCCGACATGGTACCTGTTCCAGTCCAACTCACCCTATAAAAAAGGAATGGTGAACCGGCAAGCCTCCAATGGTAACTAGCCGTTGCGTCTGCTGCCGTTACTGTTGCTAAAGCCGTTTGAGTGTCAACCGTATTCAATGCCCTCCAGTTAACACCGTCAAGGCTACCTTGTAAAGAAATTGTGCCACCAACGGTTCCGGAAAGTTTAGTTACGTTGACCTGAACGGTTGTATTTGTAACCGCAATATCACGAAGTAAGCGACATTGAACTGTACCAGTAGCGGTATTCGTTACCGTATCGGACTGAGGGAACACTCCACCAGTTGACAGGGCATTGAAGAAAGGAGCTACTTGAGCGTTTGCAAATGAGATCGAAACCAAGGCTACCAAGATTCCGATCGATAGATTTTTCATTTTCATATTCTTTCAAAAATTAAGCGATACCCAAAGCAGCAATTGCAGCGTCAATGTTTGACACCTTCAAGAATCCGTCACGATCAACGTTTCTGATCAATAAGAAAATTTCTTGTTCAGCGCGGATAGTCCATTGATTTTTCAAGAATTGATCGTTAACCAATCCCATTTCAATGGTCACGTCTTCGCCTTGGTGAACGTTTCCATAGGAGAAGTCACCAATTACCAAAGAGTTTGCGGTAACGCGTGAAGACTCAACAACCATTACGTTGTCGATCTTTGTTCCATCAGCTGAGATGAAAGGAGGTAGCAAATAATGACCGTCAACAGCTTTTGAAAGTTTGTATTTCAAAATGTCGATAGGGTTCATCAATACGATATTTGGCATGTACTTGCTTTGCTTTCCAGTACCAGCAGCCCCACCGTTCATGATGGCAACGCGCAAAGCAGAAACCAAATCGTAAAGGTTTGAATCTACTACCGTTCCGAAACCAGGCAATGTAATGTCAAGAGCCTGAGCAGGTGCCACGGTAAACAATCCGTTTAGGTTAGGACTTACACCTGACCCGTCATAGATTTGACCGTCAACTACTAGCTCCAAGTTTTTGTTAAGCAAGTCGTTGATTTGCTGGGACACAAATCCAAGATGACGATACGCCTGTTTTGATACGGGGATGGTGTCAGCTATGACTTGGAAAGACTCGGTACGCTCGATCCACGTAATCGCAGATTCTGGTTTTGTGCCGTTTTCTGCAACAGCAGCAGCACTACGGGTGATAGCGTTTTGATCCATCCAACGCACAACTCCATTCGATTCAGCCATTTGAGCTGGTGAGTAGTTGTACTGAGTGAACAGAGAACGGATCACGCTCTTGCGGGTAGCAAGCTCGCCAATTCCTGGGATGCGGATTCCCATCGTATTGCTTGATACAGATGATCTTTGCACCAAAGTCTTGTTGATCTTCAAAGATGCCCGGCCTGAATTGTCACCAGATGCAAGAGCTTTGATAGCATCCGCATTCTTAGCAACTATTTCCTCAACGCTTGCTCCTTTGTCTGCGCCTCCGCTTGCCGTCAACTTGCCTAGCTCAATTCCTTGCTTTTCGATTGCAGTGGTAAGCTCTTGGATAGACTTTTCAGTCACGCCAAACTCACCCAACTTGGCCGCTAACTGATCAGCGGTGATGAAGCCTTTTACAGCCGCTTCAATAGCCGACTTAGTTGCATCGCCATTTTCTTTGGCCATGCCTTTAAGTAAGAGTTCTAATTCTTCTTTTTCCATTTTAAATGTGGTTTTTTGGTTGATAATACTTGATTAATTCCTTCGCTTTTAGAGTGCTTTTTGGCGGCTCTGTTTTGGGAGTGCCAACTGGCGGCTCCTCTTTTGTTTGCTCTATTGATAAAGTGGGCGTTGCCCAATTCGATCCTCTTTTAACCGCGCTTCCTTCGATGATCTTTGCCTCTGATACAGCCCAGAAGTAACCGGCTTCCAGCACGTCTTCTTTGTTTGCTATCTCATCAAAATACTTTCCCCAAATAGCATACTCTTTTTCGTAACGATCATCATTGACGGCTAAATCAATCTTCACGTATTGCATCCCTACCGAGTGATTATTAACCTTTCCGGTGCGATACTTTTCAAACATGAATTCATTTTCGTTTTTGTCAATCAACGAATCAAATACAAGAGCCTGAGTCTTGCCTTCAAAGTTTATCCCCATGTCATGCCAAGCGATTTGTTTAGTAAAGGCCTTAACATTATCTGAAATAGTGCCCTTAAAATTGAACTGATGCTCTTGAATCAAAGAAAATCCTTTGTTTTCCTTCAAAGATTTGTTCCATAGCTGATCAAGATGAACGTCACCATGAGAATCAAATAGCTTTGTCGTATTGATTATAGATCGAACTTTTATTTGAGTTGCCGTGTCTGGTATTTCTACTGATTGCATTCCGGCCTTTACAGTAAATTCAGATTTGTCTTTGTCGATTACCAATTCAACACAATGACTCACTCCGTCAGATTCTTTAGTGACGCTTTTCTTTTGTGAAATCAACTTGGACTTATTTGATACCAAATAGTCTATTAGTTCAGATTTTTCCGTAAAATTTGGCAGTTCGAGTTTCATTTCTTTACTATTTGCTTTTCCTTCACGATCTTTTCTTTGATCGCTTTCATCTTTTGTATTTCTTCCAGCGTTGGCTTTCCCATTAGTATTCAACTAAAAAGTTTTGAGTGCCAGCACTTGCTTTTGCCCATAAGCTTTCGTTGCGGTTAACAGTGAGCGTTATTGTCTGGCTTGCTCCATAAGCAAAGGCATTAGTCAAGGCTGGAGCAGATCCTTTCTTTGATATTCCGAATTGGATAGTCCCTGCATTACCAGAAGCAGTCTTAATAATCAACTGGTAAGACCCAGAGCTATTTTGGACTAAAGGAAATTCAGTAGTTGTGGTATTGGCAAGAGCTGCCGTTTCCGCTTTTCTTATATCTGGCATGGCTATTTTGGTTTACGTCTGTTTCTTAGCATATCTGAAAAAGATAATCTATCCCTTTTTACAGGTTGTGGCACTGGCATAGATGTAGGTTCAGCGTCTCCTTTTTGTTCTTCAGCTACTTCCTCGGTTACCTTTTCAATTGTTTCGGTAAAGTCACTAGACTGAGTTGATAGCACTTGGTCGCTTTCTACTTCTGGCAATACTTCGCTACTTTCTTCAATAAAGCTAGGAACCTGGCTTACAGATTCGCTCTCAATGATTGGCGTTTCAATCTTTGGTTGTTTGTTTTTTCTGCTCATGGTGTTGTGAATTTGAATCCTAGTTTTTTTAATTCTTCCTGATACATTTTAACATCGATCGCCTGATCGGCTAAAGCCTTTGATAAAGCGTTTACCAAAGTTGTCATAGCCTCGCCCCTTGCCTTTAAGTCCTCTTGAAATATTGGTAAGTGGAGGTATTCAGCTACTATCGATGTCTTACTGTCTGGCATGAACTCACTCGATAGACCCCCTATCCACTCATTAGCTTCAGGCATTACGGTACGGATATAAAGCCCCTTTTCGGCTTGGTGTTGGTTCTCGTATGTCGATCCCATCTTGCGTACAAACAATTCAGCAGGAACCCCGAACGTGTCAAGGCATTTGTCAAAGCCCTGTTCTATTTCTTCGAATAGTCCGAGATTCTTTGGATTGTTAGTTCCGGCCTGCTCCCATCGAATAGGCAGATCGGTTATAATCGTTTGCTTTTGACCTCTTGCAGTCCCGTACTGGGAAAAGGTATCTTGAAGCCTTTTCTTTTCGGTTTCGTCAAGTGGCACCGCCCCAGATACTACGTCCTTTCCATCGTTCACCCATGCCCCGTTAGCGCCTCGAAACGCCAATATAATACCCCGGCTTTCGTATGCCTGCCTGATGTTATTGATCACAGGCTTTAAGGCGCAAAGCTTAGACTTTCCTTTTAAAAGGTTTTTGTCTGTCGCGTGCTTTATCTCGATCCTGTTATCATTGAAGTGAATGACTAGCGATGAGTCTATTTCTGTTTCTTTTTTATCGTCAATCTTGACTTTGTATATTACATTAGGGCGATCTGCATGTAGGAAGAAAGGCGTGCTGTTATCGTATTTAGGTTCTACAATGTTCCCGGGTAAGGTATATAAAGCCTTTACGCGCTCAATTTTAGGATCGAAACCGATAGGAGCTGTTTTGTAGATATACTCATTACCGAATACCTCCCTTAATACCTTAGTATTAATTAGAAATTCTTTGTATTGCTGAAACCAATTAGGGTTAGTCAGCAGTTTAATAAGCGCTTGGCCTTGCGGTGTTGGTGTTTCCGCCCCTTCTTTGTTTACCTCTTTTAGCCGCATGTTACTCCATGCCCTCGCTTTCATGTTAATGATAGCGTTTACCTCAGGCACTTCTTGGTAGGATTTCAACTCGTCAATGTCACCAAAGGGGTCTTTATTAGAGCCAAATGCATAAAAATAGCCGGCACCATCCTTTCTGATGCGGAAAAGGTTATCGTAAATTACAGGCGGAAGCCAGTCCTTTAGTACCAATTTTGGAATGTTTCACCAAAAGTAATACTTATTTAAAGAACTTTACCAAATTGGGAGGATTATTTTTTTGGGACTATATTCGAAAGTCACCCACAGTAAGGTAACCTGACGCGCTCCAGAAGTCATCGTACTTGTCAATAGTCTCAGAAAGTTGAATGCCATCCACAACGCGGTAGCAAAAGTTTTCCTGTTCGCGCTTTACGTCAATGTCACGGATCAGGTGAATGTTGTACTTATGCAGCATGGCAATCCAGTAGAGGCGTGACCCCGGAAACTTCTTTGTGAGTAAGGCTTTGATTCCGGCTCTTCTCATATCACTTACCCATCCTATGCCAGTGTTTGTATTGTCCATGTTCGTATCGCACCAGATATGATGATTGATACCAAGCGATTTAACCGCGTCAATTACCTCGTTTGAGGTCTGGCATGGGTTGTAATAGAGTTTTTTTAGGAACAAATCAGGTTTGGGAGACTTAGCTCGAACGCCTCCTTTTACTATTACAGTTGGGTGAGCCGATCCAAAGTCTAGGCCATAGCCGAACTTCTCAATATCTGGCGGGAAGTCATCGACATAAGTAACCAAAGGAAAGACTAAGCCTTCCCGATTTGCACGTACCCCGCGCCCGTACACATCCCAACGGTATCTATCTGCAGTTCCGTTTGCTACGTTTTCAGGATTGCCAGGGTCATAGCTTTCAATCTCTTTGATTACAGATTCCTGAAGGTGCCTGTTATTAGTGTATGTGGAATGGGTGAATACGGTGTCGCTCCGCTTTTCGAACGAAAAAAACCAGTGATCCGTATATTTAGGGTTCCAGTCAGCAACTACGAGCTTTCTACACCGCATGATCCAATTCATTACCCGTTCCTTTTCGCACCCGGAAAGTACCTCGTTAAAAAATATTATGTCTGAGTCGGTGGCTTCCTTTATTTCGGTGGTGTTATCGTCTAAGCCTCGGAACTTGATCTCTTGCCCGAATAGAATGTAGATAGGCTTCCCAGCGTTATCCCGATAGTTGGCTTGGTTGTATATCCCGATAACTTGTAAGCAGTTTTTGAAGTCTTTGAATAGGTACTCTTTGCAGTTTACCAGCGTGTCCCGGAAAAGGAATATGTCTAACTTTTTGCCTCGGTTGTGGTCGCATATCCAAACTAATAGGTGAATGAAGTCCCACGTTTTTGAAGACCTAGACCCGCCCTCGTTACCGATTATTAGCTTGGTGTTTGGCTGCCTACCAGCAACCATTTGCGCCATTTTAAAGAATAGCCCATTAGGCTTCCAAATCATTTCATTCCACCGTCTATAATCTGACCGTCTACCATTGCCGTAATGACGGGGCTCAAATCAACACTAGTTATATTCATCTCCTGCTTTGCCTTTCCCTCCACGCGGTCAAATATCTCAATAATTGCGCGAAGGTCGCCATCGTTGGCCTTCTTCAATAGCTTACGGATTATCACCTCCTGGAACTGCCTGCGCTCCTTCTTGCCGTCAATTACCACCTCCACGTCCTCTTCCAGCATGGCCTTCAGGATCGTGGAAAGGTTCTTTGTGCCTTTTGGCCTCCCATCCTTGTTTATCCTGTTCGGGTCGGTGTGGAAGCCCTGCCCTTCTAAATTCTCTGGATTAGGCATTTTTCGTAGTTTCTACGTTGTTTTTAACCATTGATTATAAATTTCAGTTGCTATCTGTGCAGTCATTACAGGAGGAACTGACATACCAATTAAATACTTTGTCTCAATCTTTTTGAAGTTGTAATCGAGCGGATAACTTCCACACATTTTTAATTCATCTTTTGATAAATGTTTTGATTCATTTGCCGCTATTAATTTGCTTCCAGATGTTGAAGTAATTGTTTGACATACTTCATTATCATAAATAAACTTAGCATTCCAATTGCTTTCTTTTCCTTTGATTCTTTTTAAAATATATCTATAATCTCTATCTCCATCTATTCTTTTATTCCACATTTCTAAATCATATTCTGTAAATGGCATATCTTTTATACCTTCTATTCTTAATTGTCCATAATTTATTGGACTTTCATCAAATGATAATTTCAAAGATTTATAATTCAAATCATTTCTTTGACATATAAAAAATACTCTTTCTCTTTTTTGAGGCACTCCCATACTTGCAGCATTAAGCAAAAACAACTGCACTTTATATCCGGCTGCTTCAAATTCTTTTTTAATCCTGTGAACGTATGCTTTTGCGTTGCCCTGAATTAATCCTTTTACATTTTCAGCTATAACAACTTTTGGTTGTAACTTTTTTGCAAGTCGTATGTAATCAAAAAATAAATCATCTAATCGCTGTTCTGCTTGCCCCTCTCGAAATACTTTTGTTTTGCCCCAGTCTTTTTCACGATTGCCTGCCATACTAAATGAGCTGCAAGGAGGCGAACCATCTAAAATATCAAGTTTGTATAAATCTTCTGGAAATTCTTTCCTATCTGCAAAACCTCTTATATCCTCAACAAATAAGTATTTCGGATTGTGATTAGTTTTATAAACATCTGCAACTTCAGGATCTATTTCAACACCTCCCAGATGTTCAAAGCCTGCTAACTTATAGCCCATTGTTGAACCTCCGCCACAAATGAAAGTGCCAAATACCTTTAAGCCATTCTTTGCAGAATAGCCGTCTGATAAGTTCCACTTATAAGGGAATCGGTGTTTACTCATTGCCTAATAGTTTCCATACTGCCTGCTCTGGCGTTGCCGCTATCTTAGCCAGCTGATCCCTTACAAGGTTATATTCTTCTTTTGAGAATCAAGACTGTCAATGTCTATCTCCTCATTTTTATCTGAAAAATCCTGTTTACTGAAATCAGAAATATCTAACCCCCAATCGGCAACCTGTTTCGCATCCCATTCATTTGCCAGCACATCCCAATCCCACTCGCCTCCTGAAACGTTGTCTTTGATTATAAACTCGCGCTGCTGTTCTTCTGACCAATCGGCAACGATAACGGGAACGTCCTTCATCCCAGCTTCAATGCATGCTTTCAGGCGCATATTTCCACCAAGAACTATCATATCTTTATTTACCACGATAGGCCGCTTGTTGAGCATATCGGGAAAGTCTTTGATTGACTGGACAAGCTTTTTAAACTTGTCGTCTTTTATTAACCTCGGATTGTTCGGGTTAGGTTTTATCTGTGAAACCAGCATCACCATTTCCCCACCGGGCAGTTTAAATTTGGGTTCCTTAGTCTCATTTGAAGATTACATCCACATTTGCCACACACGCCCCAAAGGCTATACATTGGGCATTCAAAACACACAGCAACCCTTTTTTGATATAGTTCTTCA